TAAAAAAAATCGGCTCCTTTTTTATTAGGGGCCGATTTGTGGTATACTTATATTGTAATCGGCCCCGTGTGCGGTGTAGATTGCGTTTTCCCATATCCTGTTCCAGCAGGGTACGGGATTTTTTTTTGTACCCTAAATCTGATTCGGGGTTAAAGACCTAATTTCATAGTTTTATCCGGCTCAGTACGAACAGACGTAATAGTACACTGTACAGTGCTCTTATCCTTTTTCTTTATGCTAAATACACGGGTTGACGGAATGCCGATGGGCGTATCCATTACAGGCATTTTTGTTTTCTTATCAACATATGCGGGCTTCCCGTCTACTTTCATTATGGCGTCCCCGGCCTGTAAACCGGCCTTTTCTGCTGGGGACCCAGCAGTTACGCCATTAATAACTATTCCTTTACTTTTATCGGTGATAGCCATATCAATGTTAAAACCAAACCGATATATTCCGTTAAAATATGCTTTTATCACATCCAGCCTAAATGATTCAAATTTAACATCAGCGGGGTACTTAACTCTTTGGGCTTTCATCGTACCGTCAACGGCAACAGGCTCCCCGTAAAAAGATAAAGTAAGCAGAGTGCCCCCATTGCCGTCCGGGGTAAAGGTATAATCAGCCGTGCGATCTAACTTCATTTTCTGCATATTCAGGAACCCTCCGGCGGTCATAACCGTGTCTGAAAATGATGCCATTGTGTCCGTAAGAGAATTCATACGTATCCCCGGTCCGGATACCAGGTTCAATAGCCCAGTACGCACCTGCGCAGGGCTGTTTCCGTCTATAATAATCGTGCTCATGGCCCCCGCCATGCTGGTGCTTAGGACAGCACAGCATGCAGCAAGAACTAATACTTTTTTCAACTTCATGATTATCCTCCTATGCCTATAATTTACTATAAAATGATGCGGCTTTTCCTAGTATTTTGAAAGTATCGCAATTTGTAGCATCAAAGTACATCGGTTTGTATTTGGGGTTTTCGGGCATTAGTTGAACGCCCTCGCCGATACGATATACGCGCTTTAGCGTCGCGTCATCATCTATCAGTACTGCGGCAATATCGCCGTCCTCAACTGTTGGCTGCTGATGTATAAACACTATGTCTCCATCGTTTATACGAGCGTTAACCATACTATCCCCCTGGACACGCAGCGCAAAATCAACAGGTATATTATCGTCTATGCTTACGTAGGTTTCTACCTGTTCATCAGCATATATGGGCTTTCCCGCCGCGATGGTACCTAATAAAGGAACTAATCGCTTTTTTACGGGGATGATATTTCCGGCGCTTAAATCCGCGATGTCTATATCGTCATTTAGAAGAGCCACGGGGGACAGTCTCAGCACCCGTGATAGTTTGGATATCTTATCGCGACCCATGTTCTCTATTATGCCGCTCTCCCATTTACGTACTGTACTTTTGCCCACACCGCAGGCCTGCCCAACGTCATCCAAAGTTAAGCCAAGCTGTAATCTGCGGGCCTTTAGTGCGTCATTTATTTTCATTGCAATACCTCCTTTTCTTGCTTTATATTATACCTCTTATGTGTCTAAAAAGCAACTTTTTCGCCTAAAAGTAAAAAAAAGTGTCTAAAAAGGTTGCTTTACGCCTTTTTATGTGATATGATTGGGGTGTCTTAAAAGACACGAGAAAGGAGGGAGCCAGATGGACTCTAATTTATTACTGGCCGCTGTACGAAAAAGCGGCATGACCATGCATGACTTTTTAGATATCATAAACATGCCGTCATCTACGTGGTCAAAGAAAATAAGAGGGCTGACAGAGTTCAACCGGGCCGAAATACAGGCCATTGTCAGCTGTCTGGGTTTGTCGGAACAGGATACCTTTACTATTTTTTTTTAGCGTAAAGTGTCTTTTAGGACACTTTAGAAAGGGAGCCTATGAAAAAAGAGATTAAAATTTATTTCAATCCGGCCAAAAAGCCGGAACCGGAAAAAACGGATGCGGCTATAAAAATTGTCGCTAAAGCATTCCGGGAGGGAAGGATTTGGCTTCCCGTAAAGCTGTGATGTGCGCCCTGTGCGGGCGGGAGATACACGACGGATACATGATAATCCGTCAAAACGGCAAATACGTGCCCGTACATCGGGACTGCCGCAGATGCCCATCCTGTAGCGCACCACATGGCCACAAACCTAAAAAAGCGCGGTGCCATGTAACAAAGGCTCTGCGCAAGTTCAGAGAAAATCATGGAGATGGAGGTGGTTAGATGAAGACAATAAGGCCGTGGGTCAGCTCACGACATCCGCAGAACAGCCCCGAAGATGTGGAGTTTGAGAGCTACTTAAGACAGCTAGAAATGTATAAGGAGCTCAGTGATGACGCCGACAGGGCGATGGCCGCGGCAACGATACTCGGTACCCTGCTATTCGGCGTACTGATGATACTGGTGGTTATGTACAGAGGGGGAATGATACTGATATGACTCTCAAACCGATGCAACCACTGCGAAACGGAACGGGAAAACGGGTACACCGCCCGATACTGGACACGCACTGGCCCGAGCTACTGGGCATGGATGAGTTACGTAATGCAAAGCAAAGAAAATATTTATAAATTCAAACGAAAGGAGATAATGAATTGTTATTTCTAACCGACGAAATCCGATATGAGATTTTCCTGCAAAACAAGAGTAAGACGGACAATCCGCACGGATTCCACGTCGACTCAGACAGCCTGCCAGATGTGATGTTCGCGTTTCAAACGGATATCGTAATATGGGCGCTTGCAAAAGGGCGCGCCGCGATATTCGCAGACTGCGGACTGGGGAAGACACTGATGCAGCTGTCATGGGCGCAACAGGTAGCGCGCCACACGGGTAAACCGGTGCTGATATTAGCACCCCTCGCAGTGGCACATCAGACATATGAAGAGGGGGCGCGGTTCGGGATCCCGGTTACAGAGTGCGAAATGGATGCGGATGTATCAGACGGCATCAACATCACGAACTATGAGAAGCTGGACCGGTTCAATACTGCCCGTTTTGCAGGCATCGTACTGGACGAATCCAGTATCCTAAAGTCTTTCACGGGCAAGGTACGGACGTCCCTGATAGGGGCGTTCCGGAATACGCCATACCGGCTGGCCTGCACGGCAACGCCGGCGCCTAACGATTATATGGAGCTTGGTAACCACTCCGAGTTCCTGGGCGTACAGACACGGGGCGAGATGCTCGCAGAGTATTTCGTACACGATGGCGGCGATACGGCTAAGTGGCGATTGAAGGGCCATGCCGAAAAGGGATTCTGGGACTGGATGAGCTCATGGGCAGTCGTCCTCGATAATCCTAAAAATATCGGGTACGAATGCGAAGGATATGACTTACCAGAGCTGCATGTGCATGATGTGCTGGTTGACGGTGACACGCCATCAACGGAATCGCTTACGCTGACGCAACGCCGACAGGCACGAAAAGAAACACTGCCGGCGCGATGTGCCAAAGCCGCAGAGATTGCGAACAGTACAGATGGGCAGGTGCTCATCTGGTGCGATCTAAACGCAGAATCGGAATTGTTGCACAAACTTACAGACGATTCAGAAGAAGTGCGGGGCTCCGATAAGCCGGAAAAGAAAACAGAAAGACTGCAGGAATTCTCAGCCGGAACGCTTCACTGCCTGGTAACTAAGCCCCGTATCGCGGGATTCGGGATGAACTGGCAGAACTGCCATACGATGATATTCGTAGGACTTTCAGACAGCTATGAACAGTATTACCAGGCGATTCGGCGGTGCTGGCGATTCGGGCAGGAGCAAGATGTCGACGTGTTCATCGTGACATCCACAAAAGAAGGCTGCGTCCGATATAATATCGAACGGAAACGCCGGGATGCGGAACAGATGAAAGACATCATGATGGGGCTTACCCGCGAAAACGTAAAGAAGAACCTGAGGACGACACGGCGCATCATGAGCCCCTATATTCCAGACAAGGTTCTAGTATTACCGGCATGGCCGGAAATGAAAGGAGCTTGATATGGATATCTTAGACCAGATACAGCGGCAGAAATACGCACTGTACAACGGGGATTCGGTGGATGTGATTAAAGGTTTTCCCGATAACAGCATCCAATACAGCGTATTTTCCCCGCCATTTATTTCGCTGTACACATACACAGACAGCGACCGTGACATGAGTAACAACCACAGCGATGCTGAGTTTTACGAAAATTTCCAGTATCTCATCAAAGAATTATATCGGGTGCTTATGCCGGGGCGGTTAGTTTCAGTCCACTGCATGGACATCCCAAAGATGAAGAGCCGTGACGGCGTGATAGGCTTAAAAGATTTTCCGGGGCAAATCATCCGGAACTTCGAGAAAGCGGGATTCATCTATCATAGCCGAGTGGCTGTGTGGAAAGATCCTCTCGTGGAAGCTACACGAACAAAGGCATTAGGCCTCCTGCATAAGCAGATATGCAAAGATTCCGCTATGTGCCGGATGGGCCTGCCGGATTACGTCGTAACATTCCGCAAACCGGGGGATAACCCCGAGCCATGCGCCCATCCTGACGGATTCAACCGGTTCTTTGGCGAAAACGAACCCGATGGAGTAAAAACACTGCGACCCGAACCGGACCCGCAGCTCGTGGCGGAAAAGAAAAAGTACAACACAAAACCGATTTACAGCCACCAGGTATGGCGCCGGTATGCAAGTCCGATATGGACCGACATCCGGCAGTCAAACACCCTCAACAAAGCGGCGGCCCGGGGCGACGGCGACGAACGCCACATATGCCCCTTACAGCTCGACTTGATAGCAAGATGCATAGAGCTGTGGAGCAATCCAGGCGATATCGTGTTCGACCCATTCATGGGCATTGGCAGTGTTCCATGTACCGCGGTTGTAATGGGCCGCAG